CCTTCATCTTGTCCACATAACTGGCAAACAACATCCCTTGCAATGATGCGTTGCCTTATCTTGCGCCATTGATGCGTTGAACCATTACGCCATTGCCTAGACATTACGCACCACCGTTTCAATTTCATCCCAGGCTTCACGCACCATCATGCGCTTAGCCATTTGCATCCTCTTATGATGCTTTAACAATACATGATTCGGACATGGATGAACCCTTGAATTGTTGCCTTGCAATAGAATGCTCAATGGTGTATCAAACACAATTAACTTTGTATTGCAATCAAACCTATTTGCCAGTCTAAGCCAAAATGTTCTGTGATGTGTAATTGTATGTGTGCCATCTGCAATAACATCCTGTCCTAATTTACATGCTTTAATTGCCGCTGCTCTTATGCTTGCCATGTAATAATCCACATCTAAATCACGATCTATACGCACCAATTCAGTTGAATAAATGTGTTCATTTCCTGCCATGTTTTTCTTAACCCAGGTTGTTTTTCCTGCGGCAGGTGCTCCCATTAATACTGTAATCATCAATAATGTTTAAACTTTAACCAGTATGACCACGCCTGGCATGGCGTTTGATGGCGGTGTTTTATGTATTTTAATCCCCATTGCACCTGTGTAAATCCATCCATGTTTTTAAGTTTTTTATTCTTTAACTGTGGAATACCGTATGCACCACCTGATTTGTTATGGGCATTTACTCTCCAATTGCTTTCCTTTACCCATAGTTTTTCCAGGCATGTAAATTCTTTGTAATCAATAACTAATGAATGAGCAAATAGTTTGAAGTAATCCACATCAGTTTTTGACCAACTTTTTTCCACGCTGGTTAATTGCATAAGCAATAAACATGAGATTCCCATAAGGATGCCGCGCCTGGACATTTTGCGCGTTGCATGTCCAGCGGGCATTGGCGATCCTATTCCCTGTGTCAATAGGTATCGGTATAACCGCAGGTCAGACGGCATGTCACACCTGGGCATTTTCAGGTTTAATCAATTTGATACCCAGTGCCCCGCAGCCCTGGCATTCCATTAATCGCATTCCAGGTGGCAATGTGTGCAATTCATCTGTGAAAATTTTCCAATCAGTTTGCAGGGTTTTAACATTGCTTCCATTGCATTGCTCAACTTTTAAGCAAATACCGCAATCAAATTTGTATGTGTGCATAATTGCTCCGTTTCAGGGTTTCAATCGGTTGCAGGTTTATTTGACTGATCCACCACGCATCCATTTTGGAATGTTTAAATCTAGGTTTTTTGGCAACAACTATTGGAATCCAACCAATCACCTTAAATTTGGGGCAATCACCTACGACAAGCACCGCAATATCAGCATCACGATCCTTAGGCGTAATGACCAAATGACCATCAATCCAGGCAGTCCACTTGACTTCAATATTTTCAGCCACATCCGCCATTGATTTGAATGTGTTTGCAGTAGGTTTAAAATTCATAATGCCCAGTGATTTTGCAACGGCAATCTCAGCGGCAATTGAACTTGATGCAATCATTATGTCCTTAAAATAATTGCCATTATTGGGTGTTATGTATGAATGAGAATGCCCATTTATCTTGGAATACTCAACCCGCTGCAATCCAACCTGGGCGGACAATATTTCATCCGCCTGGGTCAGGTTTATCTCAATCACGGATGATGTGTTTCAAGTAGCATGATTTGCAGATAATTAACCGATCATCCACAATTGGGATCATGTCTGATTTGGCAAATGGCTCAAAACATGAATCACATGGTTGCGCCTGTTTATCGTTGAGCAATTCACCTTCAGCGGTGATGTGAGCAGTCACGCCATTGCGTGTAAATGATATTCCACCCATCATCAATTCCAAATCGGCTTGCAGGGATTGGTTTTTGAGCCGCAAACAAACCCTGAATACGGCTTATTTGTTTTTGAATTAACCCCTGATTTTGCCAACATGTAGCCATGATTGCATTGAGGTGATTCTTGCGGTGCGGTGTTTGTAAGCACCTGATCAATGACTGAATCAAGGGTTTGCCCCATTGAAACAAATTCATCATTGGATTGTGGCACTACGGTTAAATTAACCCTGCGCATTTCCTCAGCGGATGGGCGGGGTATGCCCTCACTAAATTTGGAAATGTTGCCTGTATGTAAAGCCCTGCCCAGGCTGGATGTGGCTGCATTTTCGCAAGGAAAGCGATTATTGTTTGACCTGATTTCCTCAGCAAAATCTGATGCAAATGGAATCATGTCCTGCAAATCTTTGTAAAGATCGCACTGAACAATGTATCGGCTGCCATCTTGATGGATTAGTTTGACATCAATTCGCCCATTTGGGTATCGCATCCAAAATTTTTCAATTCTTTCAGCAACCGTTTCATAATTTTCAAGCACCATTATTGATCCTTGAAACCATCTCGCGGGTCACCGCTAAACCTCGGGCAAATCCCCTGCGGCTGCCTTGCGTATCACCCCGTTTGTAGCCCAGTTTTAAGCCCACTGGCAGCCCTATAAGCACCCCAATTAAGAGTGCCGCACCATTTATCATGTCATTATTCATTTTTATGCTCCCGATCTAATCCCCCGCCTTATGGTGGGGTTAAATCAGTATGACACCGCCCACTGACACATGGCAATGACCGACACCCTAATTATCTGATTTTTGCCTGGGTTTCAGCCCATTTCCAGCCAACACCCCGCCTAATGATCCTGTCAAAAATATTGCCAGGGTTTTTAATAGGTCAATAAAGGCTGCATCATTTGGGGCTTGCGCTCCAATTGGTTGGGTCACAAATATCAGGGCATAAACAACACCCACTGTGACAAGCAAAAATGTAAGTGCCAGGGTTGCACCAATCATAAGAATCAATCGGGCGTGAATATCCTGCGGGTCTAATCTAGTTTTTGTCTGTTTCGGTTTTCCCCAATATGTCATCAGTGCATGTTCCAGTGACCTTGCATTGCGGGGGTTTGCATTCTTGGTTTTCCCAGTTTTCAAATTGCTGGCAGGGGTATCTGACCCATCCATCATAACCACATCCTGAAAGGGCTGATGCGATTAACACCAACCCAATCAGTTTTTTCATTACTTAGTTTGAACGCCAAATGCTGCATCATTAGGATTTAAATACCTAATCAACACGGGCACAATTGCTGCAACGCCACCCATTGCCATTGCCTGCAAATTACCGCCTGACATATAAACCGCCAATGCGGCTGCAATATAGGATCGCAACCAACTGGCAATCACTGGTTTTAATTTATCCATTATTTACCTTTCACTAGGTTTAACTTTTCAATTAATGCAGCGCATTGCGCTTCATTTACTGAAACCTCAAAATGCATTTCATCCTTGCGGTTTTTGTAATCTCCACCCCAGCGCAATCCATATTTTTTGCAATAAGCCTGGATCATTACCGTTTGCATTGGCGTGAATGTGCCTGCATGACCCAATGGGTGCTTAGTTGCATTTAAATCAATTGCAGTGCCTGATGAATGATTGCTGAGTTTGTCAGTTGCCCCGCGCACATTCCTGAAACAATAACCCCAATCATCCAACGCCCCTTCATCAATTGGTTCAATGTGTGCATGAAATTCGGCAGCAAATGTGACCAACAATGGCGCAACTTTCTCAGCGCACCGCAATTTAATCTTTGTGCCTGGCACTGGAAATGATTTGATGCCAATTGCATTTTGATCCTCAGATGCAACCCAGCCATTTTGACTAAACATCAGCCCAGCAATAACCGTGCTTCATCACTGGTCAATCCCAATTTGTCCAAGATCGCTTGGCGTTGGGTTGCCTTTGCTTCGGCTTGGGCTTTGCGTTCTAATTCTTGATTAGCCCAGAGTTCTCTGTCTGCTAAAAACGCTGCTTTTTTTTCTCCAGTTAATTCAATAACTGTGTCACCATCTTGCACTAATATTTTTTCGTTATCTGATTTTGTCATTTTGTCCTATTTCTCATATCCATAGACTGTCACCTTGCCAGTGAAAGTTCCTGATGCTCTAATTATTGTTAAAGAATCAAAAGAAGTAGTGTTTGTAAATCTGCCGCCACCCGTTAAAGTTTGATCATTTCCGACAACACTTGACTGCACATATCCTGTTTGAACGCTTGCAAAAGGATTAAAAATTTCAATGGTTTCATAAGATGGATTTGCTGATGCAGAAAAACCAAAAGTAGTCCAAGATGTTTGACTTCCAATAGTAGGGTTATTGCCTAAGCCAGTATCAGCATAATTTGCACCAACTTGTGAAGCCTGATAAACGCTACTAGTATCATCTGAGCCAGCGGCTCTTAATCTTGCGTTCATATTAGCACCAGTTGAATTCTGACTAACAATTAACAAAATTTTGTAATGGTCATAGGTGGCACTAAATGTATTAGCAGGTAAGGAAACACTACTTACCGCACTAAAAGATGTAGAATTAATTTTAACTAAACCGCCGCTTGAAGGTGTTTTCCACTCAGGTGCAGTTGCTCCTGAATTCACTGCCAGGACTTGATTTGCAGTGCCAATTCCTAATCTTGCGGGTGTTGAGCCGCTTGATGAATAAATAACATCTCCAGTTGTTGTCATTGGATTAGTCATACCCGCGGCAGCCCACGCAAAATCCATATCAGTATTTGATGCTTTCGCTAATACTTGCCCAGTCGTTCCACCTAATAAATCTTGCATTGATGTGGCAACGGCTTGACCAAAAACCTCAAAATCAGCGGGTAAATCCGTGACCAAATCTGTATTTGTTGGCATTTGCCAGCCAAATGGTGTTGTTGGATTACTCATTTATTTGCTCCTACTCTATTAAAGGATTGTAGCATTTGCCCAATCCAATGTTGCGCTGACATCCTGCCATTGTTCAACAATTGGCACATTTTCCCATCTGAATGCTTGCAGGCTAAATGCCAGCGGTGACACATTCATGGTCAGTGATAATTCATTGTATGCGGCTGCAAATGTCCAGCCCTCAACAAATCCCAAAAACTCACCTGAATTCATGTTAAGTGGCAGATTGGTGACCCTAAGCGGCTGCCCCATAAATGTATTTATTAACGCATCCCGATCTGCATCATCAATGTCAGAATTGGTCAGGTCAAATGCAAATTGATTAAATTGGGCATTTGGGTATGCCCTTAATTCCAAATAAAACGCTGCCTGAATATTGGCATCAGCCTGATTGTGCAATGTGGTTGAAATGATTTGCGATAAATTACCGTATAAAGCGATTGATGCAGGGTCAGAATCTGTGACCTCATTATTGGAATTAGCCCCGTATTTTAAAGTAATTGAATTTCGCACATCACCACTGCGGGTGCGAATTTGCAGGTTTTTGGCATTGGCATGATTGGCATCTAAATCCACATAACCGTTTGCTGATAAATATTGGCTACGGTGTGTCGAATCTGCATAAGAAATGCGCCCCTGCGCATCCTCATAAAGTTGCCCCAATCCTGATGTGGCAAGCCCTGCAACCAATGAATAAACATCAATGACACTGGATGAGCGGGCTGCTAAATCATAATCACCTGGTTGGTCAATTTCACCCAATCCCGTATTTTCTGCATTTTGCCATTGTTGAGATGGCGGTGAATAAGTTGCCCAGGTGACTGCGGCTGGCACTTGTTGCCATTGACTAAATAAAACCTCTGATAATACCCGATAAATCTGATCACCATCAAATTCATGCGGCAAAATTCCCGTGGTAATAACTCTGGGCAATCGGCTTAATGCACCCAATGCAATCATTGTGTATGTTTGAGCGTATCCAACTGAGCCAATTTCTGACACGCTTATTGTTAAATCAGTAATTGTTCCACCAAATATCGGCACAAATGTTGCAGTTGAATCTTGCACTGAAATTGAAATTGATTCATTAATTGCAAATGTGTAATTGGTTTGATCTAAATTTATTAATTCAATGTTGCAATAACCTGCATTTGCCTGAGAGTAAATGTCAGTTCGCCCGCTGGTAATTGTTAAATTGCTAAGGATTAGATTGGTGTAATCAACACCATTAATTTCCAATTTCCAAATTGGATTCCATTGGCTCATTTAAGCCCCTGCAATAAATTACCGCCGCCCGTTCCCCGATAAAATCCCTCATTTTGCAAATCTATAATTGCGCGCTTCGCCCCTTCGGGATCACCAACAACACCCATGTTTACTGTAATGTTTGTTGTTCCTGGTTCATTAAATGGTGTTCTGATTCCGCTTAATGGGTTAAATGCTGCGGATGATTCCATTGATTGAACTGCAAGTCCTTGCCTTTCCAATACTGCAAATTCTTTTTGTAATGCATCCAATTGTTTTTGTGCAGTTTTTGAACTGATTGCATCAGTTGCCAGCAAAAATGTGGTATCGGCAATTTTATCTGATACGCGTTGCAATTTTTGAACTAGATCA